CTGACATACTTGGTCCGTATTATATCCTTTAGTAATTTCATCTACTGCGATTGGCAAGCCATCATCTACAACATGAAAAACAACTGCCATTTCTGTGCTATTAAAATCCATTCCAGCAAATAATATTTCATCTGAATCTTGGACCTCTCTCTCGCTATAGTTTTTATCTCTGTCATAATCTATATATACAGATCCACTAGCCAAGTTAGTAAATTGTCCGTTAAGATATGAAACTATTTGTTTATCGTTGTACTGGTCCTCTAGCCCCTTTATATAAGACTCTGGCAAATGTGGATTGTCGTATGTACTGGCTTGTATTAAATGTTTGCTATCGCTTTCCTCTGTAACAAAAAACTTATATAAAAACTTAAAACCCTCTGGAGTGCTAACTAAATCTGTGCAATTTATTGATCCATCTTTTAACGGCTTTCTGTTTCTGGCTATAATTTGCCTAAAAACATCTTCCATTTTAGGCGTTGGCAAAACATCTGCTTCATCTATAAGTGAATAACCCACCTCATAACCAATTATCATGTCTGGATTATCCATTGATCTAAAGATAATTCTTCCATAATCCGTATGTATTTCTTTAGCTGATTTATTTAAGACATAATGGACCCCCATCTGTTGAAATGCCTCTGTAAACTTTACAAATGCTATATCCCGAATAAGCCAGTAAGTAGGTAAATAATACGCAACATCTACATTAGGATGCTGCATCTTTTTCATTATAGTTTTATATACCCCTGCATGCGATTTACCGCCACCAAATCCAGCTACTAGACCAGTATGCCTAGCTTCACTTTTTATAAACTCTAACTGGTGTTTAAGTAATGTTATTTCCATCTTCTATTGTGAAAATAACTGGCTCGATTGTTACATCCCTAGTTTCTAACTCTCTGCGCTCAACATAACCTCGATCTTTGCCTTTAGTTTTTAAATAAAGTATTGTAGATGTTGGGTTTCCATTAGCGATCTGTTTATGCAGTTGTGTTTCTGCAAAATCTAAAGCTACATTTTCAATATCTTTTACTGCGGCTTTAAAATCTGGATCTTCCTTTAGCCAATTATAAAATTGAGTTCTTCCAACCCCTGCCGTTTTACATGCTGATGTCACAACACCTAAAGTTTTTTCTAGTGCAGCTAAAACTGCCTTTTTATGTTGTTCAGTTCGGTTCATTTAATTATTTATTTTGGAGTCCATGCTTTCCTAAATTCAGCATCTTTAAATACATCGCTTTTAGGTATTCCTGCTTTATATAAAAGTCTTGTAACTTCTTCTTTCTCCATGCCTAATCTTAGCATAATTTCTTCCCCAGATAATCCGTTATTAACCATTTCTGTAACAATGTCGCTCATGGCTAAAACTAAATGAGTTCCTCTGGCTCTATTATGTCTAATTGTAGCCATCATTTTATCATCTTTAGTTTTATTTTCTACAACAACTACTGGGACCTTACCATCTGTTAAATCAAATATTTCTTTATGACCAGAAACGGTCCATCTATGGAATCCGTCTATAATACTATAATCTGAATTTACTACAATAGGCTGAGTCCATCCATCTTCTAATATAGATATTTTTAAAAGTTTTAACTCTGGCGGTGCTACTACATTAGGATTATAGTTATTCGGCTTTAATTCATTTCTATCGATCCAAATAATTTTTTCTAATGGTTGTTTTTTGACTTTCATATTAAACCTCTTTTTTGTTTGTATTTTGTGCTGCCATATTTCATAACGGCTTCATCAAATGATTCTATACCTAATTTTTTTAATGCACTAATAGCGTTGTTTTCTAATTTTGGTCCAGTCCTTCCTTTTAAATCTCCTTTTATGCAAAGCTTACATATAAACTGCCAACTGGTCCCAGTCAAAGGGTGTACTTCTTTATCTGGAATTGGATCATCTGTTTTATCTTTATGCCTTTTTATAATACTATTAAGATTCTTTTTAACTAATTTAACAACATCAGATTCATAGCTTTTTATTATAATGCTTGCCCATTGTTTATATGTTATGTTTTCTGGTTTTTCAATTTTGCCAACACCGTATAAATCCGTATTAGCATATCTCCAAGCCGTTGCTACACCAGAAACTCTGTTTAACATTTTGTGCCACATTTCGGGAAAACATTCTGAGTATATCCATAAAGATCTTAACGGCTCTTCCCCAAATGGCGGGCAAACTCTTTGTTTTAAAAATTTACCATAAAAATCTGTTTGATTAAAAATGTCGTAAGTTTTGTTGTAATCCCAATTAAACTTTTTAACTGCTAGCCAGACATCTTCGCTATCCCAATCATATATTGGAAAACATCTGTATTGATTTTGTCCATTTTCTGATTTAGCTTGTATAAATGCATCATTTTTTTTACTAGCAATTACCTTATATCTTCTAAAACTTTCTTCGGTGCGGATGCCAGTTAACATTGCAACTTTACCATCAGATTTGCCATATAAATAAGGCGAAAATTCTTGGAATGATAATCCTTTTTTAAATCTAGGGTGCTTTGTTAATGCTTCCTCTGGCATATCCCTAACCCATAAATCTTTTTTATCTTTATCCCATGTATACCAAAACGGCTCCTCATTAGAACACGCGTTGCGATGCTTAAATTCTAAGCACCACCACTTTAAATCTATTTCTTCAATTTCAGCCACTCTGCGGACATATTCTATTGTCGGCGGGTGTATGGCTTCTTCATCAAAAAATACGACCTCTAAGGGTAATTTATTACGCTCTTTTGCGACTACTAGTGTTGCGTTTAAAACTGCCGTACTATCTTTGCCCCCAGAAAATGAAACAACTACCTTATCAAATGAATCGTAAATATATCTAATTCTGTTTAGCGTTTCGCTCCAGACATCTGTTTCTAAATATTCTTTTTTCCTAAGCTTACTCATTATCTGTATTTTTGCTCAAATTCTGATCCTCCACTTTCACGAATCACTTTCCAGCATTGATCAATATTTCCATTAAAATATTTTTTATTTAAACTATAAAATGGAGCATTCCCTTCAGTTTTGCCAAATGGTGTTTGATAAATTATAGGTTTTTGTATGTTGTGATAATCAAAATAATCCCAAACATCTTTTTCTTTCCAATTTCGTAATGGATGGCATTGCATTCCATTTTTACTTGTATTGTATAAAATTGATTTAACTGTATTTTCTTGTGTTCTTCTACCAGTAAATGTTAGTGCTGCGCCCATTTCTTTTGAAAATCGTTTAATTGCCCTTTGTTGTCTAATCAAAAATGATTTAGATCTAATTTTTTTATCTGATGAAAACAAATATTCCTTGTTTTTTGCAAGCCAATCTTCTGATAAAGTATTTGTGTATTTAACATTAAAATTTAATTGCTTTGACATTTCTTTAATGTTTTTTAATTGATCTGGAAAGTAATATGAAATTTCACAAATCATTTCAACATTTGGATATACAGAATTAACTATATGGGCAATACAAGTTCCGTCTTTACCTCCAGAATAAGCAACAATAGGTTTTCCGTATTTTTTAATAGCAAAACCAATAATTTCTTTAGCTTCAATAATTTTTTTCTCTAATTCTGAAAGCATTATAATTAATTTATTTTGTTCTTATATCTTCAATCTGATTTGCGGAAACTCCATCTACTATTGTTCGGTTAATCATTGGATGGTTTATATCTGTTGCCCCAAAGTCTGAGTCTGGATGAAAAGCAATAACATCCATTGGTCCATCAAATGTTTTAAAGCTATGCGTTCCACTTGGATAAGTTTCTCCATCTAATCCGACTCCTTTTGAAACTCCATCCCATTCTTTAATAACGAAAATCATATCTTCAAATAAAGGTAAATTACCAAATGGGGTTATGCACTCCCCAGTACCTTTGGCCACAATTCCTATTCTATGGCTCGGGTGCGTATGTGGCGTTTGATCGATTTTTTCTGGGAAATGTAAATGGTTAAAACATGGATCGCCCATTTTAACTGGCGGAATTAACAAACTATCTGTGCATCCATCTATATAATTTAACCTGCCCTTTTCTTCTATTGGACCACCTATTGTATTTACTGCGCTATAATTTGTTTCTGGGTATACCCCTTTATTGTGCATTACCTCAATGATAATGGCTTGGTAGATGTCTATATTATTTTTTAAATTAAACTCGCCAGAAACGCTAAAATACATGCCCTTTTTTAGATTTATTTCCCCCAGAGTATCACTAGATAAAATCGCGTTGCCTTTATAAACATAAACATAATAGCTATTACTTTTACTAGGAGTAAATGGCAAAGAGTTAATAGCGTTATAATATTTTATTGGGTATTTTTCGTGATTGCTTTGATCAAATAACATTGTAGATTTAGTATTATCAAAAACTACAAAGGAATCATTTTCTTTTTTAGTGTTTAACATCTTATTTGTTTTTATTATAATTATAACTTTTAGCTAAATAAGCTAATGCTTCGTATGAATTTTCTAATGCTTGTTCTTCTTTAATTTGCTGCAAAACTTTTATTAATACAATTTTATCTGAATGTAGCATTACCATTTCAAAAGTGCTAAAATCATCATCACTCGCCAATGGTTTAACTTTTTTTTCTTCTGGATCTTCATCTAGTTCAAAAAAATCTTCATCAGCATTCCAGACATCCATCCCCCAATCATTTAAATAACTAGAGTCCCATTGATTTGCTAAAACATCCCAATCCCAATCACCAAATGAAACATTATCTTTAATCGTAAATTCTTTTTGCTGGTCTGGAGTTAAATCTTCTGCTTTAATTATATGTATATTTTTTAGACCTGCTTCTTGACATGCTCTAAGCCGCATATTGCCACCTAAAACTTCCATGTTATTATTTACAACTATTGGTCTGATCTGCAACATTTCTGGAAAATCTTTTATTGACTGCACAAGTTGTTTAAATTTGTGGTCTTTTATTATTCTAGGATTTTCTCTATTAGGCTTTACCTTTGTGATCGATATTTCCTCTATTAACATATAATGTTATTTTAATAAAAATTCAAATATAGGCATTTTTTTAAAATGGCAAGTCATCTATTTCAACTGGTGCTTTTTTTGCACTTGTTTTTGTGGTGCTTAAAACTTGTTCTTCACTACTCCATACAACCTTTCCGTTGCCTAAGTAATTTTTACTTGCTTTCGCTTCACGTTCTTCTTTTGTTTGATTTTCCCATACTGAGCAATCATTGTCGTACTGATCCTTTTCATCATTTACCGCAATGTTTAAGGATAAATAAGTGCCTTTTGCCCCTTTAATTAATTTTGCTTTATCAACCTTATTAAGATTAATTGATACGTTAATAATTTTTGCCATAGTTTTTTAGTTTATGTTATTTAAATGTATTTGTTTTATATATTCTTTACTTAACTTGTTTTTTCCATGCCCAAAATCCGCTTTAATATGGCAAGACCTGCACAACGCAATTAAGTTTTCTATTTTATCTTTTTTTTTATTCCCGCCCATTCCTCTTGGCTCTATGTGGTGTATATCTACTGCTTTATTTTTACAAACTTCGCATGCTATAAAATCCCCATTGTCGTAACCAAAATATTCTAAATAAATTTTAACATGCTTTTTCACAGAAAACTTTTATGCTTTTTATATTTGCTGATCAGATTTAGGATATAACGAAACCGTAGCATATAAATCAATAACTCTAGAACGCAATTCTTTATTTAAATTAGCCTTATATAATGCATACTGAAAATCATCTGTTAAGAAATGATTGCATCCATTCATTAATTCCCAGATATACTTGGCTAAATTCCCGCCAAGTTGCCATGATAAATCTACTATCTCTTTTCTTGTTGCGTCTGTTATGTTTTCGTACTTGTTGAAATATGTTGCTCCCATGTTTTGTTTTTTATATTACGCTTTATTGCGTTGATGACTCAAATATAATACCCTTAATCTGTAATGGCAAATATATTGTTAAATATTTTTTAGTATATCAAAATCAATGCCCTCTGTATTGCTGATTTTTTTTGTAACATTAAGATTGTAGATGTCACGATCATTAAATTTATATTTCTTCTGGAGTATATCTAAGAAAGGCTTTAATGGATTATCAATATCTGACAATTTATTTTTAAAATAAAAAGTCACATTTATACTTATTGATCCAGATGGTATTTGCATAGGCTTTAATTTAAGGAGCAATTCTTTTTCGTAAGCCTTATATTCTTTTGTTTTAAATCTACGCCCCTGCCAAGCTTTATTAACGCTTAATGGCTTTATGTAAATCATGATTTATACTGATGGTAAAAAAACTCTATTTGATTTGCAATTTTAATTGTTTCCCAATATACGTTTTTTAATCTATTTTCACTAATATCAATAGGAAGCATTAAACATTCTTTACCTACCTTTAATTTTCCGCCTTTATATGGGTTACCCTCTCTCCGTATA